GTTCTATTGAGTAAAAATCTGTTGATCCAACACTGTATGCTGAGAGAGAAGTTGCACCTTGGTAGTAAGTAAAACCTACGGGTGGTGTTACTGCACCAGCATTTTGCTGGATAGACATTTTTCCTGATGTAGTTTGTCTAACATACCACCTATCAAGGGTATAGTTTAAATCTCCAGGAGTAACACTAGCGCCAGCATTGCGTTGGTCAATAACCATAGCACCGTTAATAATACGGTTCTTCATAATACTGGCGTTACCAGCACCGAGTGAGTACCCCGTGGTATTTTGTATTACGTCGGCTACGACTGTTCCGTATGGCATTATGCTGCTCCTTCATCTGCGGGGAGTGGTGTGTTACCAGCCTCAACCCATTTTAGGTATTCTTGATAGTCGGTGTTTGCTGGGTCGAATGGGATGCAAGCGCCATCTGACAGGCGAACAACACCAGCCGGGCTCATAAAGATTGTTTTATATAGTTTATACATTTTTATAACTCCGCAGCAGCAGTCCAATGACCATAAGATTCAGAAGCAACATACGCAGAAATAGCCCCAATATCAAAATAAAACTGATTTGTACCTATTGTTGCATTTGGTGAAGCAGTTGTGTTATTGCCTGAATAGTTAAAATTCCATGTTCCAGAAGCACCGGTTGGGCCGTTGTAAAAAACCATTGTTGGGTTTGCTCGCTTTGTTACTCTAAATCCAATAGAGCCTCCCGATACTCCCCCAGCTTGTGATGTAGCACGCATTAACGTCATACCATTATACTGTGCTGCAGCACCTGGTACAGTGTCTGTGTTGTATGATTTCTCATAATAGCGCTGACACAAAAGTAATTCCTGCCCAATAGAACGGAAGTCAAATGATGTTGCTTGTGAGCCTAGTTCAAGTTGAACTCCGGTGAGGTAGAAAGTAGCATTGTTGGTCCCTACTACGGATGTTGCGCCTGTGGCTGAAAGGTAGTTACCAGATTGCCATGAGCCCGCTGATGCGCTATATGTAGCGCCAACGCCTAAACCAAAGAAAATTTTAATTCCAATACTATTTGTTGCCCCTACCCAGGTTCCTGATGTTGGACCAGCTACAGTAATGTTAATTTGAGTCCACGTATTAGCCGCTGGAACTGAATAGCTAAATGGATAAGAATAATCTGATGCGTAGTTTTGAAACCTACCACCAAAAGTTCCTGTTAATGAGGAATAAACCCAAAATGAAAGTGTTACTGTTTTAGCGTTTGCTGTCCCCCAATTTAAATCGGCTGTATTGAAACCTTCAATTGATTGTTCAATTCCATAATAATCACTGGAACCAATACTATAGGCAGATTGAGAAGTTACACCTAAATAATTGCTAAATCCAACCGGTGGTGTTACCGCCCCTGCGTTTTGTTGTGCGATTAGTTTTCCAGTCGTAGATTGATAGACAGCCCATCTATCGACAGTATAACCATTAACTGCGTTTGACGTAGAACCGCCAACATTTCGCTGATCAATAACCATTCCGCCATTGATAATACGATTCTTAAAACCGAATGTATTAGCAGCGTTAAATGTAGAGCCAGTGGGCAATGACAAACCAGAAGACTGGATAGTAGCAACAGTCGTACCGCTACTTTGTAGGTTAAGTACCCCGCTATTATCCGCAGTGGTGATTACGCCACCAGAGCCAGAAGTTGAAGCATTTATTGACGATGCCATTGTTTATCCTTTATAAAACTACCCAGCGTTGACCGCTAGAAACTGTAACAGAAATTCCTGAATTAATTGTAACGGGGCCTACGGACATTCCGTTTGTGCCAGAAGGCATTGTGTAGTTTACGCTGACAATATCTTTATTTGTAACAATAGCGCCACCTGCTTGCGCTCCGCTGATCCCGCCCCATGATCCGTCTACGTATCCCTCGAATGAATCTAAATCCGAGTTATAACGCATCATTCCATCTACTGGGCTACCAGAGCGCTCCGCTGTGGTTCCTGCAGGAAACTTAATTTGTCCTGTGCCGCTAAAAGTGGCATCACCACTAGCCGCAATCGTTCCCAACCCTGCTATGTTACCTGTACTGTCAGCGATTGTGACCACAGAGTTCTGGATAAGCTTCCCTGTAGTGCCATCAAAACGAGCGATTGCATTATCTGTAGCAGAAGCTGGGCCAGTAACATCACCACCAGCATTGGTGGTCCAAGAAAGAACGCCGGAACCATCGGTAGTTAAAACCTGCCCTGAATTACCATCAGTATCAGGGAAGGTTAAAGTGTAGCTCGCTGGCACTGTGCCAGGTGCTTGAAGCGCTACATATTGACCGCCAGTAGTGTCCTGTAGGCGTAAGTCGCCTTGCGCTACGATATCTACTTGAGTAAATCCACCAGTGGATGGGGACGAAGCTCCGATAGGGGTAAAGTTAATACTACCACCAGCAATAACCGCATTAATAGTGGTAATGTCTGGGAAGTAATCCATCGCTGAAACTACATCCGTGCCATTTACGTAAACAAAGGTCTTGTAGCCGTTTGGAATCGTGACACCAGCGCCAGCCGCTGTTTTAACAACAATAGACTGTCCACCAGTAGTATTGTTCTTAATTAAGTAATTCTTTTGAATTGTCGGAACGATTAAGTTACGTGTTGCGGTCAAACCACCAGCCACAGTGGAAACCACATTTAACACCAGATTACGAGCAATTTGAGAGGTATTGGTGCTGGTATAAGTAAGGGTTAGGTCTGCGTCTGCGATGAAATCAGGAGTTCCAGTGCCTACGATCGCCTCTTCAAAGACGTTCGTAAAGTTGTCATTGGTGGTCGTACCCCAAGTACCCGATTGCTCACCGTTGGCGATGAGCTCGATTTTGAGGTTTGATGAGAACGTAGATGACATTTTTGTTCCTTAATTACCCTTGATTATTATCAATTTCAGTCCAGCCAGGGGACTGCGTGTCATCCACAGAAGTCCAATTTGGCCCTTGATTGTTATTGATATTAACCCAATTTGGGGTTTGGTTATCATTAATTTTAAACCATCCACGGGCGTATGCAAAGCTTGTTAGTATCATAACTTCGCTTACAATACCTATGAACTGTGCACTCGCAATTTCAGTGTCGGTTAAAGCAAGACCTTCGTTTACATGTAGTGGGTAGGCAGCGTTGCCTGTCTGAGCTTCAGTCAGATTTAATATCTCAGAAACACTTCCAAAGAAGGTAAATGAGGCATCTTGTAAGTCGGTTAGGGTCTGGGTTTCAGTGATAGAAGCCGCAAACGCCGCTATAACACCCTGTACAGTAGTTAAAGTCTGGTTTTCCTGCACAGCTACAGGGTAATCTACATTACCTATTTGAGCATCGGTCAGGGTCTGGACTTCGGTAATAGAAGCTAAAAACGCCACCAATCCTGTCTGGGCATCGGTCAGGGAAAGTGACTCAGTTGTCGCTACAGGGTAGGCAGCGTTACCGGTCTGGGCATCGGTCAGGGTTTCAAGCTCGGTTACAGTTACAGGGTAGTTAACATTTCCTGTCTGGGCATCGGTCAGGGTTTCAAGCTCGGTTACGGCCACCAAGAAGTTAGCATTACCGGTTTGAGCCTCAGTTAAAGTCTGTGTTTCGGAAACAGCCGCTAAAAAGTTAGCATTACCGGTTTGAGCCTCAGTTAAAGTCTGTGTCTCGCTTACGGAGCCTAAGAAGGCCGCAGCTACAGATTGAGCCTCAGTTAAAGTCTGTGTCTCGCTTACGGAGCCTAAGAAGGCCGCAGCTACGCTTTGGCTCTCCGTTAGGGTAATTGTCTCAGTTTGAGAAACAGGGTAAGACGTGCCTCCCAATGCCGAGAAAGGCGATTGTGAAAAGGAGGTAAAACCGAACATTACGAGACAACCCAGCGACTACCTGAAGGAACTGTCACAGTAACTCCACCTGAGACGGTCATTGGACCTGTAGAACTAGCTGAGTAACCAGAGGGAATGGAATAGCTTGTACTCACTGTCATATTGTTAACAAACAGGCCATTGGTAGCAGTCAGTTCAGGAGCTGCCGCCGCATTACCCAAAGCGCTGTCCCAATAAACGGATTTACCTGCAGGGTAGGTTACAAAAACATCTTTTATACCTGCGGAAAAGTCTACTAGAGAGCCTGAGTTAGAGGAGGCTAGAACAGTGGTCCTAGAAAGCGTAGTACCTGAGGAGGTGTAGGTTCCAATACCTACTTCCCACTCAGAAGTACCCTGACCAGCTATGGTGTAGTAAGTCTCATTACCGTTCCCAACTGCGGAGAAAGACTGGAATCCAGTAGACGCACCTGCGAGCGTGACTGTACCTGTACCAGTCGTCGTGGTAGTCTCTTTAACACGGTCCTTTAAAACCAGAGCCATTTAAGGCTCCTTACGCTGCAGTAGCGGTATAGGTAACGGAAAGTGTGTCGCCAGAAGTAACAGTCTTAGAGCCTGCGGTGAAGTCACCAGCAGAGAACAAAGTGCCTGTAGTGCTATCTTTAGTCGCAGAACCGCCAATGTTAATAAAGCAACCTGCTACAGTTCCAGAGCTAGTGATAGAGAACACAACTGCAGAAGAAGTGGTCTTAGCACCGGCAGAAGCTGCACTGAAGCTAGGCGTAGGGCGATTACCTGTATAGGCTGGGGCATTTGTGCCACCAACTTCTAACCAAGTGCCGTGAGAAGCTTGTGTATCAGCAACGTCAGGAGTACCAGTGCCTTTTAAGCCCATAACTACTGCACCGGCAGCGCTATTGCCAAGGATTGTATCCATTGTAAGGTTTTTACCAACTGTGGTAACTAAGTTGTGGATATCGTCTTTCCATTTGGATTGACCTTCCGCACCGAAGCACTCAACAGTGTAGTAACCAGAAATACTGGTAGCTTCTTTATGGCTTGCGCCACGGGCAACGGACGCTTCGCAAACATCCGCCATTTGTACTTTGTCTTTCATAATTGCTCCCTAAGTAATCCTGATCAATGCCTCGTTTGCAGTGTCTGCAGGCATTGCTATGTTAAACACGTTTAAAGCTCCAGCCGTCTGGTCTGTACCAAAATTGTATACAGCCACAGATTTATTACCTTTAGTGCTATTGTAGATTAATGCACCCCTGGCGGTAAAGGTTACGTTACTCCAGGTTAGGTTATCAAAACTTACATAGGCAACACCGCTGCCAGATTGGACAGTTACGCCAGTGAGCACTTGGCCACCAGCTGTGTATCCAGCGCTAGTTACTTCCGCAACGCTTGTATATACGGTGGTATCAGGGCCTAAAACGGCTGCTGACGTATAAAGAGCAATTTTAAAAGTATCCGTATTAAAGTCGTGGATGGCTTCTAAAAGCTCTAGTTTGAAAGAGGTGGTCAGCCCTTGGGTAATAGGCATTATTTAACCTCCACCCGAACTTGACCAGAGCGATAAGCGTCCTGGCGCTCAAGTCCATCGCCCAAGCGTTTGAGTTGACCCATAGCTTCTTGAAACTTTTGCTCCACGTTGGCGATCATGTCAGGTTCGCCCTTCATGAATAAATAAGACTCACGCAAGGCTCCATAGAGCAGTGCTGGGTCAAAGTTATCGCCAAGCCAAGAAGTACCAGCGTCCACAATAGACTCTGGGTAGTAGAAATAGTGCAATTCAGCGTAGTAATCGGCATCCGGAGTAGGGCCAAGGATAAGGCTGAGTTCATCAGGAGCACTTAATGTAGCGCCAAAAATAGCGTATACCTTTGGGTATCCTGTGTAACGTGGGTTCGGGAAATACTCACGAATGTAGTTCACGTCTTTGTTCAGGAGATACAGGTAGTCGCCTTGGAAGGTAACAGCGCCTGAAGTAAAGCCTGCCAGCACAGCAGATAAGGTAATGACGTTGCCATTAATGGCTGTTACGGTTGTGCCGTTAGTGATACCTGTGCCATAGACATACTGGCCTACTTGAATGTTGGTATTAGAGGCTACAGTAATGCTGGTGGTAGTCGTTGCAGTAGCTGTGGTACTTGCTGCAGAGTACACGGCCAGGGAATACACAGATAAAAAGTCATCAGGACAAGATAAATACTTGTTTCCAGAGGTCAAGGTTCCTGTTACGTTCTTACGTAAGGAAGGAAGTTGAACGGAGTTGTATATACGATCTTCTGCCTGTTTAACAAAAACAGGGATGTTGTCGATGAAAACTTGTTCAAAGTTTTCTGTGTAGTCACAAATAGCAGTTACTAATTGATCGTAATTCATGAAGTGCTCACTTTTAAATTGCCAGCGTACGTCACTGCAATAGTGAATTTGGATATCGGTACAGGCATCATACCATTAGAGCCATACGCACTGTCACCTGGGATACCTAAATATACGTTATAAGTGTCATCAGGTAAAGGACGAGGATCATATAAAGCAACAGCGTCCGAGACGTTACGGCGAGGCTCTAACTGAGGCTGCTTAGGCTCATAGCAAAAAGTGCAGACCTTGAGGTTCTGCCATTCTTTCTTAAGCTCATTAAGCAAAAATCGCTGTCCACAGCGATCACAAGCTCCCCAGGCTAGTTTACCGGCAGCGTATGCCATTAGACGTTAGCCCTTACATCAGGAACAGCAAAGTAGCTTGCTCTGTCCACGTCAGCGTTAGCAATACGTGCCCAATCCTCTTCGTAAATCTGCTTAAGCATGACTACACGATCTGGCGCTTTTTTGAGCGAAATGTAGTAAGCCAAACCTGAAGCCAGGCATGGCAGGAAGCGGAAGTTTACGTCTGGTGTATTGGTGTATGCGCCAGCATCTTGAATTCTACGGATACCGTAGTAAACAAAGGTGTAAGTAGTTGAGTTGTCAGGGCAAGGGAAGAAGAAGGCTTTAGGCTGGATAGTACGCTGGAAATAGAATTGCGCTGGACGGCCTTGTGTGCCTGCTTTATTAGGAGTGTGTAACCACTCCGCTTGGCTGAAACGATTCAGTGTTACGTCAAAATATTGACTCCCTACTACACCGGTTTGTGGTGAACGGATAACAGCAGAGAGGATATCTACGATATTTGTTGGGATTTCGTATTCGAAATCACCAGCAGTCAATACCTGCTCATGCTGCTCAATGGTCCATAAATTTAGGCCACGGCTTGCCCACTCTGCAAAAAGCAGATTTAAAGACCGGCGAGCGGTCCTTAAGTCGTAACCTGTCCGAGTTTCAATACCGCAGCGTTCATAAGCTTCGGTAATGAGTTCCTCAATGTCCAGGTCAAAATTGCTTGTACCTGAGGTGGCCATTGATTACCAGCTTGTAGGCTGAGGAATACGTTTTTGCTCAGGGGTGTCTACAGTACCAGAGAACTTCTGCTTGTCGTAATCAACATCGACTGGAGCTGGCTTTTTAGCCTGTTCTGTAGTCTCTGAAAATACTGCGCCAAAGCCCTTGATTGCTGCGCCTACGCCACGTTTCTTGCTCATAATAACTCCTTATTTACACTTCTTAGTCATACCGCCGGTTTTATAGCCTTTTTTAGCCATGCCACCGCATTTTAAACCCTTCATGGACTGCTGCTTATCGTGCTTCTCGTCCATTTTGGAGGCTTCCCACTTGGTGTAAGACATACCATGTTTTTTAGCCAATTTTTTATCTTCAGCTATATCTTTGGCAGAGCCTTCCCACTTCTTAGCAGATACTTTTCCGCCTTTTTTCAAAGCAGGACCAGCAATCTTCAATTCTCCAGGCTGACGGGCTGGGCCCTTCATCATAGGAGCTGCTTTAACCAGGGAAGGCATTACCTTCTTAACAGGTGTCTTTTTGGTAGCCATGATTACTTACACTTCTTCTTAGCCATACCGCCAGATTTGTAAGCAGATTGTGGAGCAATCATTTTAAGATTGTTCTTCATCTTGCCTGGCAACAATGCTTTGCCTTCACGGTCAGCTTTAGCCTTACCGGTAGCTGCTTTAGCAGTCATTCCGTCAGAGCCTTTAGATACGCCACCACCAGCAGCTTTTTTCATCATTCCACCATTCTTAGCTTTAATTGGTTTGCCCATTGCCATTAGTTTATGGCGGTTTGTGTTACTTGCGTTGTATTCCATTTGTTACTCCTCTATTTCCAGTGTCTTGCAAAAAAATCTACGGCCCATGCGCCTGTCCCAGCTAATGCCATCCAAACTAAGCCAGCCAGAGACTTGTGAATAATCGCTTTACGCAATTCTGCTCTTTCAGCCTCGGCTTGTATTGCCATTCTAACCCAGTGGACTTCTTCAGGGGACAGTGGGTGAACATCTACAGCATCTTTAACTGCTGCGTGAATTATCTGAACTAATTCAAGCTTTGTAGACTCATCCAAGACCATGATTTATCCGTAAAAAACAGTAACTGTCATACCAGATGGGGTTGTAGCGTAGATTCCGTCTGTGCAACGGATTCCGTCTCCCGGAATACTGATATTCAATGACTGAGCTGCTGCAGGGGCTACGAAGCTAAATGCTGTTGTGCCTGCTGCACCATTTTTAAGGGTTAAAGTACCACCGCCTGAAGGAACACCTACTACCATTCCTTTGATGCGAGCTGGGCCAGCAAATACTGCAGCATCGGTCTGAGCTGCAGCAATAGCGGTTGATTTTACGTCGTATTGAAACATAATTAATCTCCTAGATTAGTGGGGTAAACCCCTAAAGATTAATTAAGTCGCTGAAATCGCTGTACCGGCTGGGGAAATCCAGTTTGTACCATTGCCTACAGCAACGCAAGGAGCGCCTGCCAAGCCATTAGATACATAGATAGTTTTTCCAGCAGGCTTAGTAGCCAAAGCGTTAGCAGAGGTTACTGTGTAAGTTGGAAGAGTGATAGAGCCAGTTACATCACCTGTTACGTTGCCGGTTACGTTGCCGGTAACATTACCAGGGATATTTCCTG